ACTAAATTATTTCCTGTTCTTGTTGACATGAGATACCTTGGTGTGCGTGTTGACCAAGATAAAGCAGCCATAGAAAAGAAAAGAATGGTTGAAGATGAGAAGAGATTATTAGGTGGCATATATGCAGAAACAGGAATAGATGTGCAGTTGTTTGCTGCAAGATCTATTGCGAAGATATTTGATAAATTAGGATTACCATACGACAGAACAGCAAAGACACAAGCACCGAGCTTCACTAAAAACTTTTTAGCTAACCACCCACACAAAATTGTACAAGCGATTGCAAAAGCAAGAGAGATTAACAAAGCACATACAACATTCATAGATACAATATTAAAACATTCTAACAAAGGCAGAATACATGCAGAGATAAATCAATTACGTGGTGATAGTGGTGGCACTGTAACAGGCAGGTTCAGTATGAACAATCCAAACTTACAGCAGATTCCAGCAAGGAACAAGGACCTCGGACCAAGGATCAGAAGTCTTTTCATTCCTGAAGAAGGCTGTAAGTGGGGCTGCTTTGATTATAATCAACAAGAGCCAAGACTATTAGTTCACTATGCAGCATTACAAGGATTCTTTTCTGTGGAAGATGTTGTTGAAGCATATAAGAATGAGAATGCAGACTTCCATCAGATTGTAGCAGACATGGCTGGTATTGGTAGATTTCAAGCTAAAACAATTAATCTTGGTATGTTTTATGGTATGGGTAAGAATAAATTACAAGCAGAGCTTGGTGTAAACAAACTACAAGCTGAAGAACTATTTAAACAATACCATGGTAAGGTGCCTTTTGTTAAACAGCTAATGAATGCTGTTATGGACAGAGCCCAGAGCGCTGGTAAAGTTAGAACATTGCTAGGTCGACTATGTAGGTTTCATTTATGGGAGCCCAATCAGTTCGGTATCCACAAGCCATTGCCTCACGATGCAGCACTCGCGGAACACGGACCAGGGATCAGAAGAGCATATACATACAAAGCTTTGAACAGACTAATACAAGGATCTGCAGCAGACATGACAAAAAAGGCTATGATAGATCTTCATGCAGAGGGTATCATACCCCATCTACAAGTTCACGATGAGCTAGATATTTCTGTTCAAAATAAGAAAGAAGCTGATAAGATAAAACAAATCATGGAGTCAACTGTTACACTTGAAGTACCTAACAAAGTAGATTATGAAGAGGGTGTCAATTGGGGCAACATAAAATGAGGATTTATTATGGCATACTTAAATGCAAACATACCGCCAGAATATGCACAGATCAGAAAGGAGTATTTA